ATATAAATTCATAAAATCAGACATTTTATATATAATATAAATATTGTTTTTATTTTTAAAATAAATTAAATTTGTACTAAATATATTTTAAAATAACTACTTAAACAAGTTGTTGTCATTTTAACATAATGAACGCTACAACTGTTTATACTACCCAAAATGAATTATTGCTAAATAATTTAATGGATTTTTATAAAAATGAAAGTTACCTTAACAGAATGTTAAAGATCATTACTGGCGAGTCAAAAATCTCACTACGAATTGTTGACTGGTTTGCTACAAATTATGCTAAAAAATATTACACATTGTATCCGATTGATAATAACGGCAGTATTATTCGATTTAAAGTTTATTTTGATTATAAGCTCAAATTGAAGGCATATAGTAAGAAAAGATTTGACCCATTTTGTCGTTGGGATCGCATCAGCATTCCGTATAAGAATGGAACGTGTATTGAGACCACAATCGGACAACTTAACTTTTTTAAGTGGGCGATCGAAAATAAGGTCATCGAATATATCGAGTCCAATTATGATACGATTGAAAATGATATGAATAATCGTAACAGCACATCTAAAAGAAAGGAGGGTGTTATCGACAATTCAAAGACGCGAAAGAAGCGAGAGGAGCTATCAATTTCCGCTACAAAGAGCATCAAGAAAGAAGAGGTTGAAATTGTGGTTCAATTCAACTAATTATTCTCTTTCGTTTTTTAAAAACGAAACCACTATAATTAATTTTATAATATTTATTTATTATAAAATGAATGATATTCAAAAGAGATTTTTATTATTTTTAATAGGTTGTATTGGTATACGTACTTTATTTGTTATAATAGCAAAAAACATTAGCATAAATTATTTACCTATTTTAGGTTACTTAGCCTTACTGCCAGCTATTGGATTTGTATATATATTCGTAACAGGATCAAGAAAAACAGGAGGAGAAGTTTTTGGAGAGAAAATTTGGTGGAACAATTTAAGACCCATACACGCAATATTATACAGTTTATTTGCTTACAATGCTATAATAAGAAATAGTAATGCTTGGATGTATCTATTAATTGACGTAACTTTTGGGTTAGTTAGTTTTTTAATTTTTCATTATTCAAATGGCGATTTTTCAAAATTATTAAATTAATAAATTAATAAACAATTTATTATTTAAAAATAAATTAAATAAATAGATAATGGGACAATCTCAATCAATACAAAAAATAAATTTTCAAGATATACAATATATATTAAAGAATAAAGATGATCATATTTTGATAAATACGTTAAATGAAAACAGACAAGACTGTTTAATTATTGGAACAGTCGGAATAAACAAAGAAGTTGAAATAATTAATAATTGTATTAAAAATGGTAATAAAAAAATTAAACTTGTAATTTATGGTCTTAATTCAAATGATGAAAATATATATATTAAATATAATCAACTTATTTCGCTCGGGTTTTATAATGTATACATTTATACAGGTGGAATGTTTGAATGGCTATTGTTACAAGACATTTATGGAGAAGCAGAATTTCCAACTACTAAAAAAGAATTAGATATTCTGAAATATAAATCAAATAAAATTTTTGGTATTCATATGTTAGAATATTAGTTTCTAATTATCTTGAATTAAAGCCAAATTTGATAATTCATCTGCTCTTTTATTAAGGTTTCTATAAATATGATTATATATAATTACATCAAATTCTCTCTCTAGTTCTTTTGCCTTATTGTACAATAAGATTAAGTTTTCAGATTTTACTTTATATTTACCTGTCATTTGATTAATAACAAGTAAACTATCACCTTCAACACACAGATTTTTTATACCCATATCAATTGCTTCTTCAAGTCCTATTATTAAACCAGTATATTCTGCTTCATTATTTGTATTTTTATTACCAACAAATAAGCTTTTACCCCAAATTTCAGTTTTATTTTTATAAATCACTGCTCCAGATCCTGCTTTACCAGGATTACCTTTACTACAACCATCAAATTGTAGTAAATATTCTATATCAGTAACAGCATATTTTTCCTTCTTATTATTTATTAACTCAAACATATTTGTATAATAATATAACTAAGTATATTAATCAAAATCAATTTTATAATTTTATAATTTATAATACATTTTATTTAACCTTGTTTTTATTACGCTTTGTTTTCTTATTTTTTTTTGACTTTGTTTTTCTAGTTCTACGTTTTTTTCTACCACCTTTATCTTTACGAATTCCTTCAGAACCCATTGCTTGTTCTTCCTCATATTCTCTTATTCTTTCCTGTTTTATGTCTTTTTTTGTTTTTTGTTCTTCTAATTCAGTTTCACTGTATGCGTCATCTAAATATTTAGATACAGTTCTACACGTAAAATCAATAATATTAATTACAACAAACCCTTCTGATTTTAAAAAATCAATAAGTTCACTTAATGTTATACCTGTAATCATTCCGTCAAAATCTGATTTCAAAAATTCTTCTTTTTGTTCTCTCAATTCTTGTATTTTTTGTTCTATTTGTTTTCCTCTTTCTTCATCTTTTTCTTCAATTGCTTTTTTTTTCTCTTGTATCATCGCATACTTGGTTCTTACATCTAATTCTTTTGCCTTTGCTTTAATTATGGTATCATCATCTTCGTTAAATATTTTGTGTATTTCTGAACTTTCATCATAAAATTCTCTTATTAATTTTAATGGGTTAATAAAAGGGAATTTTTCTAAAATCGCCTTACTGTATCTTTGTATTTTTGAACCTGTTAACAACCAATTTGTTCTCTTATCTAATTCATCTTTATATGTTTTATTTAACAAAATTTGTTGTTCTGGATAACTATATCTCAATTCTTCTAATCTTTCTTTATCATCAGGTAATAAGTTACTTTCTAAATCAGGGCCTAAATTAAATTTTTCTAAAAATTCAATAATTCTTTCTTCAAAAAATTTTTTCCTATGCTCAATAGTTTTTTTTATAAACAAATTTTTTAAAGCTAAATTGTCATTATCATTTTTAAAATCAATATTATTTTTTGAAACGTGATTTATTGTTTCTAAAATATGTATTCCATTTTGACCAGCAAAAGGAGGTCTATTATCTGTAAAATAAAATATATGATCATAAAATGGGGTATATATCTGGTTATGTTTTTTACATTCTATAATTTTTTTTGTATGTTTTATTTGACTATCATTTGAATTTTCTATTAATAATCTATCACATAATCCTTTAAATTGTCCGTCATTTTCACTATTATTATAATGGTCGGCAATTTTGCGTAGCATTTGATAACTACTTTTTTCATTCATATTTTCCGTTCTTTCTGGAGAGTAGTATAAATTTTCAACAAAATCCAACATTTGTTCACCAGCAATGCCTATACAAAATGGCTGTCCTGCTCTAGAAAATATTCTAATATTTGGGTCCTCACTTATTGGTTTATTAATTAAATCTTCACCGTGTCCTATAATCGCAATAGTAATTGTAGGATATTTATTAGTAGTTTCATCTAAACCTGAAACTCTTGATTGTGCCATATTATATAATATAATATAATCTAATATAATGTAATATTTCTTTAATTTTATAATTTAAATATTGGCTAATTATATTATATTTTTGTAATATAAATTATAATGTTTAGATCTGTTTTTTTGTTTTTCTTGTTTGTAGGTTTAATTTCAGCAGATACAGAATGTCCTATTGTTACAAGTATCGGAGACAGACGCGCTGATAAAAGTAAATTACGTTTAGTTCAATATAATGTTGAATGGCTTTTTATTGATTATTATAGCTCGGCAAATTGTCCTGGAAGCGGTTGTTCTTGGCATAACCAAACGGCGGCAAATACCCATTTATCATATGTTTCAAAAGTAATTAAAGATTTAAATCCGGACATTATAAATTTTTGCGAAATTGAAGGTTGTGATGAACTTAATATGGTTAAGAGTGCTTTAAATGATCAAACTTATATGCCATACTTAAAAAAAGGAACCGATACTAGTACTGGGCAAAATGTAGGAATGTTGACTCGCGTTGATCCTATAGTTAGTTTATATAGAACTGAAGAAAAATATAGTTATCCTATACAAGGTTCCAAATGTGGTTATACTGGCACTGGTTCAACAGGTGTCAGCAAACATTATATTACCGAGTTCAAATTAGATAATATGAATATTGCCTTTATTGGAGCGCATTTCGTTGCGATACCAACAGAATCATCAAGATGTGCTCAGAGAGAAGGACAGGCGTCTGTTTTACAACCAGTAATTGCTGATTATATTAGTCGCAAATATGAGGTTATTGTCTTAGGTGATCTTAATGATTTTGACGGTGAAGTTTTAGATGTGAATAGCAATAAACCTACATCGCAAGTGCTTAATATATTAAAGGGCAATTTTGGCAATTATGCTGGAAAATATGACCTCATTAGTGTTGCTGAAAATGTAGTACAAAGTGAGAGATATAGTGATTGGTATGATTCGGATGATAATTGTAACACACAATCAAGTAAAGATTATTCAATGATAGATCACGTTTTAGTTACATCAGGAATAAAAAATAAAATTTCTAATGTGTTTTTCTATCACGGTTATCCAGAATATTGTGAAACATATAATTCAGATCATTATCCGGTTGTAATAGATTTAAATATTTAAATATTATGCTAAATTTATTTTAAATTAACCAATAAATTTAAAATATATTAATAATTTATGGATATACCATTAATAAGTCATATATGTTCAATTTTATCAAGATTATCTTATATGAATAATGCGAATTTTTTACATCATTATATAGAAATATTTAAAATACCAGAATTAGTTACTCAGTTACATAAAATAAAATACGTTGATAAATTACATATTTTTGAACCAAAAATTAATAATATTAATGTTATTAACAAAGAAATAAACCACATAACTAAAAGACATTATAAAGATGAGAATTATAATTCATCGAATGTTAAATATATTTCTATTTCGACATCTAACTATTCAAGTGTTTATATAGTTGCGGATAAAAGATTAAATACTATTTTTGTTTGTTTTAGAGGGACTTATTCACCTAAAAGCGCAATATCTTATATTAAAGCTTCTTCTATTAGACCTTATAAGACGTGTAATTCAAATAAAGGAATATTATTAGGTATATTTAAAATTGTTGGCGAAATATTTTATACTATAAGAGAATCTATTGATTTTCTCTCTAATAATTTTTTATATACTAAAAATTATAAATTAGTCACAACTGGTCATTCTTTAGGAGGTGGATGTAGTACAATATTATCATATTTGATAGCTAGATATAATATAAACCAACATATTGTATGCGTTACATTTGGAGCACCACGTGTTATGAATAAAGCACTAATATCAAAATTTAATAAATTTATACAAGATAACAATATATTGTTTAGAAGATATGTTGAAAATGGAGATCCAATAGCACTTTTACCTTTTACGACAAATAGTGGAAATACTTCTTATTATCACCCAGATGACAATAATGAACAAACAAGTTATGTAGCTTTATCTTGTGAAACAAATAAAAAAACACGTAAAATAAACTGTAATTTATATAATAAAACAAAAAGAAAAAAACCAAATGTTAAATATCACGGTATGTATTTAGGTGTTTCTTATAAAAATGCTGGTGAAAAAATACAGGACATTAATAAAGAAATTAAAAGAAATGATTCAAATACTATTTGTAGAATTACTACTGGTGGAAATAATGAAAAATTTAAAGCAGCATTTTTTGAATTAGACGATTTAAAAAGAAACAGAGAGAAAAACTATTTTACTAGAAAATTATTGAAAATAAAAAAAATTTTTACAACAGATTATAAAAAACAAGATGTTTATATGAATAAAGAAAATTTTACAAAAATACTTAAAGAAAGTACTGAATTAAGTGAAAAAAATTTAAACCCGTTATATTTTGACAAATTGATTGAAATTGAACATCTAGGAAAGAACCCAAATTTGTATTGCTTATAAATTTATAGCATTTTTGAGACTATCGACATCAATTGTTGCTTTTTTATGTAATTTTAGTGATTCCTTTTTTGAATAATTTGTTTTAAATAATTTATCTTGTCTCATTCGGAATACTCTATTATCAAATAATTCTACCGCAATTTGTAATGCCTTGCTATATTCAATATTATAGCAATACATTGAATACATTACACATCTGTCTATATCATATGCTGCCAATAAATCAGCCTCTCTAACAATATGATATGCTAATTGATATTCACCTAATTCTGGATATCCATTTGCTTTTACTTTGGAATATGACATAGTTCCAATTATTTTACCAATTATTTCCAAATTATCGGACGGAACTAATTCAGATAAGTATTTTTTATATTTTTCAATTCCTTCTTTTTCATCCATATATTTTTTATCGCACATATCGTGTCCGATTGCTGCTATACAAATTATTTCTCTCTGTTTTTCTAATTCAGGAGAGTTTTTAATTTCATTTTCATAAATTCTATTCGCAAAACCATATACCTCCATACTATGTTTTAAAGAATGTGATTCATCTATGTTATATTGTTTACTGGTTTCAATAACATATTTGAAACATTGGTTCACTATATTAATAAATTGTGATGATCTCGACATTTAAGTATTATTTTATATCATTGGTTTTAAAAATAAATTTAAAATCAATTTTATTTTTTTTTATTAATTTTTGGTTTTCTATAAGTTTTTGGTTTTCTATAAGTTTTTGGTTTTCTATAAGTTTTTCGTTTTTTGTTTTTTACACTTTTACCTCCTTTTTTTCCTTGAGTTTGTTTTTGTTGTTCATTATAATGATAACTACATAAGCCGTTATAAACAATACAGCCTTGATTAGGACAATCTTTGATTTGACAACGACCAGTGGTTGTTGCTACTGGAGAAGATGGCGACAAAGCAGATGCTGAAGGTTGTTCTATTCTTGATGTTGATTCAACACGTGTCAAACCATCATTACTTTCATCCCATGTTGCGATTACTGTATGAACAAATACTCCTGATTCGGTTGATGAATTAACAAGAGCAAGAATATCAGATGAATAAGGTAAATACATCAAACCATTAGCAGGAGTGTCCACAGAAGAATTCCAATTTAAATTCTTAATTTTATCATATTTATCTTTATTATCAGTTGAAATGAAATAATTTTTTCCAATCATTTTAATAGTACCTTTTGTTTTATATATATTAAAGTTCTTATAATCAGAAGAACTCTTATTCTTAGAAGAATATACTTGCGGCAACCAAACAGGCTCTCCAGTTTTTGGATCTAATCTTGGCTTACCTTTGTTCGGGAGTCGTTGATATACATCAACTACATATTCGACCAAAGCGCCATTTTGAAAACTATCATTAAATTCACATTCACCAGGACCAACTTCAATGCCGTCACTATCAACTGTTATATTCGGATTTATATCAAATAATTCAAAATAAGAATCATTACTATATTTAACCTGATCACTTGTATACCTAGATATTTTGTCAGTAGTATCATAAACGTTATTTTTGGCATCTTGAAATGTAGTTTTTTTTTCTACATATTGTACTACTATACCTTCAATTGGTTTACCATCTGTAATATTCTTCTTTATTTTATAGCCTTTAGCAACGGCAAAATCACCCCAAAGTTTGGTTTCAATATTTTCGGGTTTATCAATATCGTCGATTGTACCTATTTCATATTTAAAATTTGAGGAGCTTCTCATTATATAATATACATTAATATAAAATTATATATAATCACATATTTCAATTACAAATTTGTTATCTATTAATAATATTCTAAATGGTTTACCGCATCCATAAATCAAATTATTTAATATATAGTAATCACATATATTTTTTGGCGCATGCGGTTCAATTTGCTTACCATTAGATATTAATTGTCCATGTCTAAATATTCCACAATTTAATTTTTCTATAATAATATATTCGTCGCAATGTGGGCATTTTAATATTGGTTCTTCTTTTTTTTTATTCATAATTAATAATATTAATACACTTTATTAATATTATTTATAAACTTATTTAATTCCTTTTTAATTATTAATAAATTCGTTTATATTTTCAATCCAAATGTCTACTTGCGATTTATTTTCATATATATCAACGTTACCATTTAAAATAAGTTGATCGCGACAAATATTATTTTTCATAAATTCACCTATCATATTATCGTGATACAAATTACAATTTTCTAAATAGGTTAAAGGTATATTTTCACCTTCTCTGGATCGTTTTACAATTCTATTATGACAATTTTCAGAAGTTGTTTTAACATAGATTGCTTTGTGAACTGGAAATTCCTCCGAAAAAGCATCAAACCAATTTAAATAAATTTGATAATTAACATCTTCAATTTTTCCGGAATCATAAAGCATTTTGGCAAATACCAATTTATCAGTATATAAACTTCTCTCTGTAATAATTATAGTTTTTTTATCAGTTTTTTTATTAGCCTTTAAAACATCTCGTAAAACCTTAAGTCTAGATACATATGCCATCATTTGAAATGAAAACGAATACTTATTTTGATCAGCATAAAATTTTTCAAGAATAGTTATTCCATTTGAATCCTTTATTTTTTCCCATTCATCTACAGGTTCTTTTAAAAACAATATATTTTCGTTATTTTTATAATGATCACGTAAATTTGCTAACAAGGTTGATTTTCCAGAACCAATATTACCCTCAATAGAAACTATAGTATATTCAGTAGACATTCTTTTGTATTATATCTTTCACTATATTTATATTATTTTACAATGAATTATAAAAAAAATTGAATAAAAAACAATATTAAATAGTAAATTATATAATTAAACACAAACACCCCAACTTCAGTTAAAATGGATTTAAAGCAAAGAAAACTTAATAAATCGGAATGGAATTCTATTGAGGTTTCCGTTTCAAAGCAAGAAATTGACATATTAAATATGATAATAGCCGGTTATCACGATGTCAATATACGAATAAATAATAATATGTCTGTATTTTCGTTTTTAAAAATAGACTATTCGGAAAAAATAGAGGACTTTATGTTTATTAAATATATGCGTGAACGCAGTGAGATAATAGAGAAAAATTTACAGAGGATTGATCCGAATTATAAGATAATGAAAATAGATAATATTGTAAAATTAAATTCGGTTGACAAAATTAGATTAGAGAGATTCAATGAAAAAGCATTAGAAAATAGGGATATTTATGAAATGATTTTATTAAATCATATCGAAAAAATAATAGAAAATAAAAAATTGAAGGATATAAAGTTATTTCATTTTCACTATTATACGTTATATAACTTAATCAAAAATAATGTAGTAAAAATTAATAGACATATTGTAGAACTAACAAATAGAGTATTACAAATTTTCGAGGAAGAAATTGACAAATCAATTATTATTGAAAATGCTGTTGAATTTATTGAGAAAAATGAAAGTTTATTAAAGTACGGTGATTTAATGTTGTATGAGCATCAAAAAGATATATTTACTGCTTGTAAAGCACCAAATCCGAAGTTAATATTATATATGGCTCCTACCGGTACTGGAAAAACGATGTCTCCAATTGCGTTGTCGGAACAAAAGAAAATAATATTTGTGTGCGCTGCTAGACACGTTGGTTTAGCTTTAGCGCGAGCTGCTATTTCAGTTCATAAAAAGATTGCGTTTGCTTTTGGTTGCGCAAGTGCCGATGATATTAGATTACACTACTTCGCTGCTAAGGAATTTACTAGAAATAAACGCACTGGAGGTATAGGTAAGGTAGATAATAGTGTTGGAGACAATGTTGAGATTATGATCTGCGATATTAAATCATACTTACCTGCTATGTACTATATGCTTGCGTTCTTCAAAGCAGAAGACATTATTATGTACTGGGATGAGCCAACCATTACAATGGACTATAATGAACACGAATTTCATTCTACGATTCGAAAAAATTGGAAGGAAAATGCTATACCAAATGTTGTTTTGTCATCTGCCACATTGCCTAAAATTAATGAGCTTACCGAAACAATACCAGATTTCTTAAATATATTTCCAGGCGCTGATATAAGTAACATTATTAGTCACGATTGTAAAAAATCAATACCAATTATTACTAAAGATGGTTTTGTTATGTTACCGCATTATTTACACGAAGATTACGATAAATTATTACAAGTGGCAAATCATTGTAGCGAGTATTTGACACTATCAAGATATTTTGATTTAAAAGAAGTTGTTGAATTTGTTACATATGTCATAAATAATAATTGCGGTACATCAAAAATCAGACTAGACAGACATTTTGAATCACTAGATAATATTAATATGAAAAATATTAAAATATATTATGTATTCGTATTACAAAATATTTTAATAGATAAATGGCAAAGAGTATTTAATCATTTTAAAAATAGTAGAAAACCTAGAATACTTGAAAATAGTCTTATTGATTCGAAGGGAAATAGAATTATTAAGTCAAGGAGTGTAGAAACACATAGTAGCAGAGGAATGTCTTCGTTAGCCGGTTCGTCTATTTCAAGACTTGCTAGCGAACAGACTCCTCCTAGTGTTAAATTAGGCACATCAGGTGTATATGTTACTACAAAAGATTCTTATACGTTAACAGATGGTCCAACTATATTTATATCAAATGACATTGAAAAAATAGCTAAATTTTGTATTCAACAAGCAAACATTCCTGAGTTGGTTATGAATGATATTATGAAGAAAATTGAGTATAATAATGCTGTAAATGAAGAAATAGCTAAACTAGAATCAGAACTTGATATAATTAAAGAGGCTTTTGAAAAGAAAGTTAAAAATGAAGTAACTAGTTTTAACGGAAGTAGTAAAATATCTGGCAGAAATAAATCAAATAAAGATGCTAAGAAACTTAACCGAGAAGTTCCTGAAGAGTTTCTTAGTACAGGTAAACTGTCAAAATTAACAGAAGATATTAATGAGTTGAGAGCATTGATCAAGTCAGCTACATTAAATGACGGATTTATACCAAATAGAAAAATACATTTAGAGAAATGGGCTTCAGGTATTGAATGTAATAATGTATTTACGAGCAATATTGATGAAAATTGTGTATCGGATATAATGGCATTAAATGGCATTGAAAATTCGTGGAAGGTATTATTGATGATGGGAATAGGTGTATTTATTAATCACGAAAACATTGCTTACACTGAAATTATGAAAAAACTTGCGGATGAACAAAAGTTATATATGATTATAGCTACTAGTGATTACATTTATGGAACAAATTATCAATTCTGTCACGGTTTCCTTAGTAAAGATTTAAATTTAACTCAGGAAAAATTAATTCAGGCTATGGGTAGAATTGGTAGAAATAATGTTCAACAAAATTACACTATAAGATTTAGAGATGATGAACAAATATTAAAGCTCTTCACATCAGAAACTGAAAAGCCTGAAATCATAAATATGAACAAATTATTTAATACTCGCAAGGTAATATGGAAAGATGATATGTATGTTGAGGTTCCTGAAGCAGATGAATCCGATATAAGAGTTGAAGATGTTTCGGATCAAGACAGCGATGATGATAATTAAATGTAACAAACAATAATAAATAAAAAAAATAAATACAATTAAATTAAAAGAAAAAAATAAATAAAAAAATATTTCTAGTTATAAATTTTTTTATTTCAATCATTTTAATAAATAATCATTGATCTATCATTTGTAAATGGAATTTTTCTAATGTAAAATGATTTATCTTTATAAGTATTTCTATATTGTTGTATCAATGTTGTATCCGATGGTCTCAATGCTGGTGCTAACTCGGCATCGCGACCATTTTCGTTATGATATTGTCCAGCTTCTATAATTTCAATATCAAAATTTTCTGATATATTGAAATTCTCTCTAATTCTTTTTTTGGTATTCAAAATAAAGTTGGTCATTGTTGAATTTAGATCGATGTCGTAGTAAATTGTCTGGGTCGTGTATACCAGCTTGAAATAAAATCTGTGTTCGCTCATTGTAAGTATATTATGATTTAAATATTGAATCATAATATTATTTCATTTTTATTTTAAAATGTTACATAAATTTGTTTCTATTTGTTTTTTGCTTTAATAATTAAAAATTTTTAAATTAATTATTAAAATATATAAAAGATAATGTGACGATAAATCGTAACAAATTCTTTAATTACTGTACGCGAGGCCTCCCATACCGGACATAATTCTGAGAACGTTGTAGTTGGTGGCATAGACACGGACCTTGGCAGTCTTGGTTCCCTCAACGGTGGCGTTGGAGAGGACAAGCTGGAGGGTGGCGTTATCAATTCTGGAGAAGTTGCAAGTTCCCGAGGGTTGGTGCTCCTCAGGTCTCAAGGCAAAAGAGTACACGTTGATACCCTCATCAGGGTTTCTGGTGTGGGCTTGGTAAGGTTGAACCCAAGAGAAGTAAGATCCTTCACGCTCAGAGAAACGATCTTGGCCGTTAAGTTGGAGCTTAGCGGTGACGACGGGGTTTTGTCCCCAGCAGTGCATATCCAAAGAGGTCTCAGAGAGGACGAATGTACCAGCATCAGAGACACCGGAGTTGTCAAGGTGAGCAATTTCGTTCAAAGTATCACCGGGAACAGCAACACCTCCGAGATTGACCTCATTGTAGGGGTTGCTGGGTCCGTGCCAGTATCCAGAGAAGCCAGCAGAAAGGGAGCCAGCAGTGGAACCATAGTCAAGAGCACCAGCGTCTTGGAAGAGACCACGTGCATCGATGTAGGCACGAGAATCAGCAGCGGTGGCAGCGGGGCCTCCGAAAGCGTGGATAGCATTGGGGAGAGCATCGATGGCATCAGTGTAGTTGAAGGGTTGAGCACCGAGGACCTTGAAGAGGAGAGCATCGCAAGTCAAGGCAGAGCAGTAGTCAACGTTTTGATCAGGTTGGACAACCCAGATGAGCTCCTTAACGGGGTGGTTAAAGTTAAGCTTGATCTTGTTACTGGAAGAACCAACAGACTCATCACCAGTGAATTGGAGTTGAGTGATCAAGTACTCGTGGGGGTTTTGGGCCATTCTGCGTCTCTCGTCGGTGTCCAAAAACACATAGTCGACGTACAAAGAAGCAGCAACCAAAGATTGATTGTAGGCAATGGTGGCAGGGACAGGGCGGCCAACTTGGTATTGGTTACCAGTAGCATATGGGTTGGTGTTGCAGTTCAATGTGGTAACAGCCCACAAGCACTCATCAATAGGGCGGATATCAAGATTGATCTTGACCTCGTGGTATTGGAGAGCAATCAAAGGGAGAGCCAAACCGGGGTTTGTGCAGAACCAGAATTGGAGAGGAACGTACAAAGTGGTCTCAGGGAGAGCGTTACGGGGAGCGCAAACTTGACGAGGAGCCGCGGAGTCACAAGGAGACTCAACATCAGCGAAAGAGGGATCAGTGATGAAGGTAAGTTGGGTGGTGTTACCAATCATCTTGAAGTATCCGCGTTGTTGCTCAGAGGTCATAGTGAGTTGATTCCAGATGTGCATCCAGTCACCATATTGACGATCAATTCTTTGACCACCAATCTCGACCTCAACTTGGGCGATGAGTTGCTCGCCGGGGAAATCCAACCAACGGGCATAGACACCGGTGTTTTGGCCGGTGGTGTAGTTTCCAAGACCCATAAGTTGGTTGATCTCGGGTAAAGTAACTTGGAGATATGTTCTGTAAGCCAAGTCTCCGTTTCTGGAGATGACGCATTGGACTCTGCGTCCAAAGTCGGCTTGACCGTTGAAAGTTTGCTCGATTGATTCGATAGCAAAGTTAGTGTATCTTCTGTAAGTGACCTTCCAGAAAGTAATTTGAGGGTTACCTGTAAGGTAAACGTCTTGAGCGCCATAAGCTACGAGTTGCATTAATCCTCCTCCCATATTTATATAGATGCTAAAGAAAAAAATTTTATGGAAATTAATTTAAATAAAATTAATTAATTAATTATAATTAATTTTAAATAACTAGATTGTACTTTATAATCTTATACTCCAATTTACTTAACTAGTATATGATAATAATTAAAATTATATTATTGATAATTTATCAAAAATATAAAAAATGTCAATTTATTTCTAAAGCAAATGCTAAAATAAAAATAATAGAAATAAAATAATAATAAAAAAAAAATTGTATTAGTTTAGGAAATGACTTTATTTAGATCTAAATTGGTTTTCATAAATTTAAGTAAATATGATTCTTCGAATATTTCTTTTTTTCCTTCATGTGACTTGGTAAAAACATATGAATCTTTACGTTTTTTTACAGACCAACCTTGCTCTATAGAATTAAATAGAAGTAACATTTTCTGAAATTTAATTACATCTACTTTTACATTATCATTTTCTAAATCCTTTAAAGAATCTAAATTTATGTTTATATCCATTAACTATTTTTAAGAAAACAAAAATATGTTTTTAACTATTATTTTAATTGTCTTCTATAATATTTTGAATAATGTTTTTCTTCATTTTCTAAAGATTTTAAAGTTGTTTTTAATATATTTCCTTCTTCGTTTGAATAATAAACATTTTCTATTTTATATCCTTTCTTTTCTGGTAGTGTATTCATTATTTTTAAACAATTTATACAAGGTTTACTAGATTGTATTTTATTTTTTGGTGATACTCTTATTACTAATATATTGATCGGTTCTAATCGTTTCTTTTTTTTTAATGGTAATAATTTTGATATAGCATCTTCTTCTGCGTGAATTCCCGGAGTATTTCCATTTATATCACCCATTTGGTTTACACCAAAACTTAATATGCTAGCTTTCTTTAAATCGCCCTTTCCCTTTCAAGATGCACGATACGTGATTATAATTTCCGCAAACACAAGAAGGAACAACATCAACTCCATTTTCATATAAATTAATATCTGAATTTGATGGCAAGCAAAATCTCTTTATAAACATCTTATCGAGCAAGTGAATCATTTTATTATATGTAGAATTATATATTTATATTATAACAATTTCAATTTTAATTTTAAATTTTATAAAATATAAAAACAAATTATATATTTTATTTATTATAAATTAAATAAATTTTGTTTTAAATATAAAAGAAGAATGCCTAATTTTAAACCAAAATCGAATAAAAAAATTAAATTTAATAAAAAAACATCAATCACACTTGACACTAAACACAAAGAGTTTTTAAATGAATTTAATGTTGATGAAAACGATTTAATTCCAGAGTTAAGATTAGAAAGACAGGAAATAAAACAACAATTAGATAACGAGAACTTATCTATTGAACAACGTCTTGATTTAGAAGATAAAATACGTGAAATAACAGAACAAATAAGAGGAGTAAAATCTAAAAAAAAAGAATATTTTCTTGATAATTCAAAGTTTATTTTTGAATATTTTGAAAATAAAAAAGGTATATCTGATGGCAATATTGTACAATCTAATTCAAGTAAAACAAAATTAGTAAATTCATTTTTTAAAATAAAACAAGAGGATGATACAAATAAATTAATTGTACAAAAGGATAATAATAATATAGTTCAAAAATATTTAAGTAATATTGATGATTTTTTTCTTGACACAAGTAGTTTTGTATGTCAAACAAATATTTGTCAATCGTGCTTTAAAGGCGAGTTAATCCCTTTAGAAGATGAAGGTATTTTAGTTTGTAATTCTTGTTCTAGAAGTATACAATATTTAATTGAAAATGAAAAACCTTCGTACAAAGAACCGCCAAAAGAAGTATGTTTTTACGCATATAAGAGAATCAATCATTTCAAAGAAATATTGGCACAGTTTCAAGGTAAAGAAACAACACAAATACCACTAGAAGTTATTGAAAATATTAAACTCCAAATTAAAAAAGAGAGAATCGAATTAAGTCAAATTACAAATTCTAAAACAAAAGAGATTCTTAAAAAATTAGGATACAATAAATATTATGAGCATATTCCTTTTATTAAAGATAAACTTGGAATTAAACCACCAACTATGTCACCTGAATTGGAAGAAACATTATGTAACCTTTTTATTGAACTTCAGTCACCTTATTCTAAGTATTGTCCTGATGATAGAGTAAATTTTTTAAATTATTATTATACGGCGTATAAACTATGCGAACTATTAGGCGAAGATCAATATCTTGAGTTCTTTCCTATGCTTAAAGATAAAGAAAAAAGAATAGAACAGGATACAATATGGAAAAAAATATGTGAAGAATTAGATTGGGAATTTATTTATACAATTTAGATTTTTAAATATAATTATTATTTAAAATTTAATATATTAAAAAGAAAATAATAATTATATTTATAATGAAAATTCGCCTCCATTTACTTGGTTTACCACATACAATTACTACAGATGAGTACAGTCACTGCGCTTTTACTGGAAAAATTAAAAGATTTTCACCTATGATGCGAAGTATTGGATATGAAGTATATTATTATGGTAATGAAACATCCGAATCTGGCGCAGATGTACAAATTGATATATTGTCGCTAGATGAATTTAATTCATTACGTAAATCTTCATATAAACAACTTCATCCTGATACTTCTGATGAAGAAGTTGATGCTAAATTAGCAGATAAAAAACAATTTATTGGAGATTTGGGTAATCTTACTTTACCAATTTATACAATATTTAACGAGAGGCTAAGAGTAAAATTAAAAGAAAATTATAGATCTAAATCAACTGATATTGTGTGTTTACCATTTGGTCCTGGACACGAAAATGCTATTAGTGGTATGGATTATGTATGTGTCGAAAGCGGTATAGGCTATAATAATGCTTATAAGGATTTTAGAATTTATGAGAGTTACGCTGTAAAACATTTTGATACAGGAAGATTTGGTAAACAGCACGTTAATTATTGGTTTGTATGTCCAAATTATTATGATATTACTCATTGGCCGTTTAATGATACTCCTATCAAAAAAAGAATCGGGTTTTTTGGTAGAATAAATGATCTTAAAGGAATACATATAATAGTAGAACTTGCTAAAAAATTCCCTGACGTTGAATTTATTGTATGCGGTCAAGGAGATTTAAACACTTACCCTTCTTTACCTAATTTAATATATCAAGAGCCTTTACACGGAACAGATCGCGGTAAATATTTAAGTAGTTTAACAGCATTATTAGCACCATCTCTATATCTTGAACCTTTTTGCGGTGTTAGTGTTGAAGCACAATTATGTGGAACTCCTGTAATAACACACGATAACGGCGCGTTTGTGGAGAATGTAGAACAATTTAAAACTGGATTAAGATGTTCTACATTATCTGATTTCTCTTACGGTGTACAGATGGCGCTAGATGACAAATTTGATAGAAAATATATAAATGAACGAGCAGTTAAATTATGGGATATGTATGAAGTAGCAAAAAAGTATGATTATGCGTTTAAATCAATTATTAATGTTTACAACGGAACAAATGGTTGGTATTCGGATAATGTATGTATTGATGTATTAAATTCTTAGATATAAATAAATATTTAATTTTTATATCTAATTTGGTCTATAAGGAAACATTTGTAATTGATTTGTGTTATAAATAGAATAATTAGGATCGTAAGCATTTGCACCTACACCACTTCCATAACAATTACCCCCACGTTGTTTTCTTCCTTTTCTCTTTTTCATAGTTTTTCTCTTTTTCATAGTTTTTCTTTTTATAATTCTTCTACGTCTTTTTGTTTTTCCACCCATTTCAGTAACAGAACGTGGTGATTCTGGAGCTAAATCTGCCATATTTAACCCTGGTCCTTGCTCTTCAAGATGATTGTTAAGTCCATCCACCTGATTCATATCATTCATACCATCAACATTATTCATATTATTCATATCATTCATACCATCAACATTATTCATATTATTCATATTGTCCATATTATTCATATTGTCCATATTATTCATATTATTCATATTATTCATATTGTCCATATTATTCATATTGTCCATACCATTTTCTTGATCTGGAACAGCTGAGTTTTCGTCGAAGTTTTCAATTTCTTCATTTGCTTCAGTTACACTATCAATTAGCTCTTGTGGTGTATACTTAGCACCTGTGTTAGGATTAATTTGATTTAAACTCATTTCGATAATATTTAAACCAATTCCTGTATTAGAGAGAATACCAATACCTTCTGGTGTAAAACCTTTTTTACTTAATGTATCTTTTTCTTCTTCTGTAAAATCTCCACCAACCATTTTTCTAGAATATCTTTTTGATGACTGTTTAGATCTTTTAGACCTTTTACTAGAACGTTTTACCATAATTATATTATATAATTATATTTAAAAATTAATATAATTATTTGTTAGATTAAATAGTCACTTCGCTTTAGAAACCACCTGGGAATCTGACCAAGTTAGCACCAATACCAAAACCAGCACCAGAACGAGCAGTAGCACCCATACTTGGAACATACGTATCAAGTATACTAAATGTTGCCGCAGCAGTTAAGGCGATCAAAACAATTTCCTCAAAATTCAAGGATCTTTTAGGAATAGCATAAGCAGCAATAGCTACCATTAAACCTTCAACAAGGTACTTAATGATTCTTTTAACAAGTTCTCCGACGTTAATTAATCCGTTCATTATATTAAAGAATAAGAAAAAAAATATATATTGTGCGATAAAAAACTTAAAATTAAATACTTTAAATAAGTAAAATGGATCGTTCTAAAGATAAACAATCTAAGAAAGCTGGTTTTGAGAGAAAACAAATTAATGGTAAAACAAATCCTAAATATGTAGATTTACTAGATGAAGATAAACCTATTGCTGGACAAAAATTTGTGTGTGTTTCTTTTTGTTCTCCTGAAAAAATATTAAAAGATAAACAAACTTTTTTCTTTGAAGAGTTCCTAAAGAAGTGGGAATTGAGTAAATCGATGGAAAAATTTGTTCAATTCCTTAATTTCGTTTCTTATAAATATAATATTTCATTTGATGATGTTTCTAATGATTTCAAAGAGTTTGTTAAAGAAGAGAAAGAATCCTTAAATAAGTCTGGAATTGAAGATGATTATAAAACATTTGTTGATAATAATGAAGATGATCTTCAAAAACAATTTGATGTAGCGCATAATTTTCAAACCAATACCAGAGGATTAAAAATTAGAGGCGCATATCCTACACAAGAGGAGGCCGAATTAAGATGTAAAATGTTGCGAGAGATTGATTCTAATCACGATATAATGGTCGGACCTGTTGGTATGTGGATGCCTTGGGATCCTGAGGCATATAAAACTGGACGTGTTGAATATTTGGAAGAGGAATTGAATAAATTGATGAGTGAAAAGAAAAAGAATGAAGGTAATGCTAAAACCGCTTTCGAGCAGCGTGTTAAAGAGTCGAAGCAAAAGGCCATTGATGATAATATTAAAAATGCTGAGAAATCTGGCAACACCTTGACACAGACTATTGATAAGGAAGGTAATTTAATTGGTGTTAATACTGCTAATACCCAAGAGTTCGCAATGAGAGATCAAGAAAACATTTCCACTGCTGATATTTGCTCTGAATTATTTGAAGGTGAAAATGTTGTTATTGGAAAGTCTGATAATGGTCAAAGTTTATTGAAGAGCGGACCATTTGCCAATAAAGATTCTATGGAAAATGTTGATTAAATCAACCTTTAGAAAAAGTTGATCCAAATATACTTTTATAACGTAGTAAAGAAAGGTATAATAAAATCATAACAAAATAAATAAACATATAAAAAGTAATTTAATAATATAATAATGAAAATTTGTTATATTATTAAAACGTGCGATAAATATTTAGATACCAGAATCTTATATCAAGCAAATTCATTTATAAAAAATATAAATATTAATGATATTTATTATTTAACAAGTAAACCGGATATTAGTAAACGCCATTTTGGTTGGAATACAAATGATTCTTATGAACATTTAACTTGGAAAGTCTTGAATTTTTTATACAATATTGACATTCCAAATTATGATTGGTATATATTTATTGACGACGACACATTTGTATTTAATGAGAGATTAGAGAAAATGTTAACCAATTATGATCCAAAATCAAACTATTATATTGGAAAAGAATTAGATCATATTAAAAATGATTTTTGTTTGTATATGTCTGGTGGAGCCGGTTATATTTTATCTAATTCTTTATTTAGTTTATTAAAAAATCATATTATTAGTATTGGATTAGAGAGATCATTTAAACATTGGTGTGAGGATTTAAATACTGGATTAATAATAAAAGAAATATCTAAAAACAATCAAATTGTACACCTAAATGATGTCAATTTTCACACAAACGTACATTCAAATGAATTAGAATTAAAAACAGCTATAACATTTCATAGAGTAACAACTAAAGAACAATATGATTTTTACACTATAACTATGAATGACAAATATATAAATACCGTTTTTGCTTTAATTACTGATTTTAATTATTATGATAAAGCAAAAAGAACTATACTCGATTTAAGAAGTAAAGGAAATTGGAGTGGAAAAATAGTTTTGATTACAATTGATTTCAATTTAAATACCAATTTTAAAGATTTTTATAATATAACTGAAGTTAAATTCCCATTAATAGATAAGACCGTGTTGTTAAATAAAATTGGCGAAAATGGCTTCATTGATACTACTGATAAGAGAGAAATAAATAAATTAAATCAATGGGAAAAAATACACGTTTTTGATGATTATTTTAAACAGTGGTCTCGAGTCGTATATTTAGATTCTGGGTTAAGAGTTTTGGACGATGTTAAATATATTTTAGAGTTGGATTATAAAAATAAGATTCTGGCACCAAAAGATGGTAAGCTATATGAAGATCAAAATTTTAAATGCCAAATAAGCTATTATAATACTGAATTGATCAATTCATTGAAGGAGGAATTTGGCGAACATATTTTACAATCAAATTATATGCTTAATTGTATGTGGATTTATGATACTGATATTCTTAAATTGTGTAATAAAACGCAACTCATAGAAGCTATGAATAAATATACTTTTTGTAAAACGAATGAAATGGGAGTAATGAATTTATTATTACATTTTAAATATAGATTCTGGGAGATGTTGCCGATTAAAGCTTCAAATGGGAAGATATTGTTTGATTGGTCTGAAGTAAATCAAACTTACTATACAACTTGGAGAGAATATTGTTTCGTTAAATATCCAGTCACTATTAATTTTGAAGATTGTTAAATGATTATATTATATACAAATTATATTTATATAATATATAGAAATGGCTAGTTATGAATCTATTCCTGATGATTTAAGAAATACCATAGACAATTTACCTGGAGTAAATGACACACTTAAAAATTCGTTTGCTGAACTATGGAGAGTTATGTTACAAATTACTCAAGGTGATGTAGAACAAGCCCATCCACAATTTGAAACTTTTTTAAATCAACTCCCAAGACAAAATATGTTAGATAGTGTTGATGCCGAAATAGCACAATTAGAGGGTTTAGTAGGAGGTAGAAAAAGACGATCTAAGAAAAATAAGAAATCATCTAAGAAAAAAATAAAATCTAGGAAAAATAAGAAGTCTACGAAAAGAAGAAGATAAATAATTATTCTGTAGCATAAAAATAATCATTTATCACCATTTTATTTTTTACACATCTACTCATTTTAGCAGTTGATATTCCTTCTGATTCAGCAGCTTTAGCGATTGTATCCCAAGTTGATAATATTTGATCGGTTTCTTTTTCTCTTTTATAAACCTTTTTACCAGTTGATGAAATTAATTTTGGTTTATTATTATATTCTTTGAGTGATACTCCATAATATCCTTTTCATTATTTCCTTCATCTGTCCAAACAGTTGATTTAAGTGCGTAAGGTGATGTATTTAAATATTCTTTAATTTCTTTCATATCATTTTCAGATAATTCTTTGCCAACATTTGTTTTCCATTTTTGATATTCTCTTAATAATACAGAATTTAATATTTTTCCACAATCAGAAAATTTACATACTTGAAATATAAATGTTTCAACTTGAGAATTATCTAATGCTTTTTTATATTCTACAGTTTTTAATTTAATACCTAAATATCCGTGATTTCCTTGAACACGTTTTGGTTTAAATCTTGTATCCATATAATTTTTTAATGAATGAAAAACTTCCTTTGTAGGTTTTACTTGACTCCATAAACGAAAACGTCCTTCAATGTTTACAGATAATTCTTCTACATCTGTCCTCACAATACAGACACTATTTATAAAGTCGTTGAATTTTTTATTCATTTCATCTTCTGGTAATAATATATTTTGATACACAGATTGATTTTCAACTTTGAATGACTCTATAACTTTTTGTTGGTTTTCTAATTTTTCTATCAATTCATTTATTTGAATATTTTTTTCGATAATTACAGATTCTTGAAATTTATTTTTTTCTTCTAAGACTCTATTTTCATTTTCTAACTCTTCATTTAATTTCATTATTCTATTAAAATTATCTATGCTATATGTTTTAGAATGTATAATATCTTTGATATGTTTAGTTAATTTCTCAATAGTAAAATTTGTGTCATCATAAGCAATTATTTCTGTTTTGTTTTTTCCATTTAATTCAAGTGTACGAATTTGTCTTTTAATTTTTGGATATGTCTTAATTAGGTTTTCAATTTCCACTTTATTTTGAACTCTAAACGCTTGTACTAATTCAAAATTGTTGTATTTTTTACGATGATCTAGTATTCTTGTTGATAGATCATTTGTATGACCAAATTTTATTAGCGTCTCATTTGCTTCATTTGTATTATCAATAGTTCCAAAATATATACATTCGGTATTCAATGGAAATTGAACAATTATTGCTTGTTCTACTGCTTTTTGTTTTTCTTTTTTAGAATTTTTAATTAACTGTTGTTTTTCTTGTTCGGAATTTTGTTTTATTTCCAAAATAATATTTTCTTTTTGTTCTAATTGGAGTTTTAATTCATCCGTTTCTTCTTCTACAATTTGATGTAAAACTTCTTCCATTTTCATATAATATTCGTGAATTTCACCCGCTTTTTTGGTTTGTGCTTTTAAACATAATGACTTGAAACATCTAATAGTTAATAATATTGTTTGTTTGTTATGTCCGCCATTTTGTTTTATATTTTTTGTAGAATCTTGCTTATCCTTAAGGTTAAGCAGTTTGTATAAAAGCAATATAAGATTTTATTGTTTTTGCTCCACTTTTTAAAAAGTGGATTACCATTTAGTTGTTTTTTTTACACTAATCCTTGGTCCACCACCTCGTTTCTTAGTTGAATTTGGATCATATTTTTCTTCTTCGTCATCCGAATTAATACCCTTAGATAACTCCCAGAACTCTTTTGAACCTAATCTGAAGTCACCGTGATTATCTGCTTTATACCAAAAGACCTGATCGTGTAATTTATTTGATTTGGAGTTATTATTTATAACTAAGCACTCATAATTTTCAGTACATTGATCCATCACTTGACAAAAGGACTCAAATGTTGGAAACATACCAGCATAATTCTCATATATTCTTTTTCTGTTTGCTATGTAATTTTCTCGAAGAATAAAAACATAATCTATATTGGTTCTCAGTGTGGGTGGAATACCAAGCGGATATTGCATTGTGATGACTAACATCACCTTCCAATGTCTCCCGTTCATAAAGAGTAAACGCATCATCTTATCACGAGTCCAAGTTGCGTCATATAAGCAGTCATCTAATATAACGAATGCTCTCGGATCAATTGTAGTACGTTTATATGTTTCCATATCCTTTTTAATTTGTTTCAAAACGGTTCTCTGTCTCTTTAATATATTCTCGATAATAGCAGTATTATATTCATTGTGGACAAATAATTTTGGCACCATCTTGGCATAAAAACCGTTACCTTCTTCTGTTCCAGAAATAACGGTTCCAATTGGAATATCTTGTTGATAATAAAGTAGATCTCTTACCAAGAATGATTTACCTGTATCTCTCTTTCCGATTAAAACAACAACAGGCCCTTTATTTTCATTTGGTTTAAACTGAATACTTTTCATATCAAATTTTTTAAGTTCTAACGTCATTATTAACTAAGATAGAAAAAAATATTTCTACCTTTTTACGCAATACAATCATAATAATATTAATACTAATACTAAATTATAAGTTAAAAACAAAAATAATTTATATATTATTTAGCTAAATAATGATAGAGGTCAATTATCAAAAAAGGAAAAACCAGGAACTATTTAAAGGTTTAGAAAGTTCAAAATCGCTATTTCTCTCTAATACTCAAAATTATATTCCTATTTATAATAAGTTTTTTTCATTAAATGATACAAATTACAATAATGTAAATCTAAATCATAAATGGTATTTAACAAATGTATCTGAATCAGATGAAGAAAATTCACAATTATTTAATTGTAAAGTTAAAAATGTAACAAACAATAAAACTAAAGAAAAAGATGTTTTTTTTAAATTAGCTCCATTGTTAGACCCATACAAGTTTTTGATAGGAAAATATAATACAGATGATGACAAAATATTTAAATTACCTCAATTGAATTATACAGAGTTAGATTGCTATGAAAAGTTTATAGACCCTAATAATTGTGCTTATGTTGATGGTTTATTTGTTTATTTATCAAGTAATCTAATTAATACGCATAATTTTTATCACGGTGTTGATTATTATGGTTCATTTTTAAGTATAAAAAATAATTTTACTATTAATGCGTTTGATGATATAGAGTATTTAAATAATTCAGATTTTTTCAATAAAAATAAAGGACTTCTGTTCAAAGTTGATGATTATGAATATCTTTTTCAAAATGAGAACCAAAAACTTAAACCAATTACAATTGATCATAATGTTAGTGCTAAATCCCAAATATCTATAAAATCATTTGATGATGAAATTTTTGAAGATATATTTGATAAAAAATTAGTAAACCTAGATGATTTAAAGGATATGTCAGTTGATCTAGTTGATTTAACAAATACGGATTTACAAGAAAATAAAAAGACTGTTGATTCAATTACACTAAAATCTAGTTCCTCTTGTTCATCCAGATCATCACATACAGATGATGATGAAGAACTGAATTGTGGAGAAAATAATGTTGACAAAACTAGCAATTCTGATAGTGGAAGTGATGTATTGGAAGATCAAGACGATGACGATGACAATGACGAAGACGATGAATCATCTTTAGAAGAAGAAAGAATTAATGTGGTAATTCCAAAATTTCCAGTTCAAGTTATTTGTATGGAATATTGTGAAGATACATTCGATAGCTTAATTTTAAACAATGATTTGACAAAAGATGAATGGTTTTCAGCACTTATGCAAATAGTAATGATTTTAATTACATACCAAAAAGCATTT